GTACCTTTACAATGTCTCCTATATCATAATAACGTATAAAACCTTCTCTAGGTGAATACTCATTTTTTATTTGACCCTTCTTTTGAAAAGAAGTTGAGAACAATTTTAGTTCATTTGTATAGGGGGGGAATGGTCCGTATGGTCCTCTGTTTGTTGGATTTTGAGAAACACTAATTAATCCTGAAATATCTTTTTTGAAACCACCTTCAGGTCCGAATTGATTTGTAAGATATAAACCATCCGCAAAAGGTGACAAATCAATAAGTTCATCTGGCGAATCAACCACTGAATATTGACTTGGTTGATACTCATTTGGTGTGTTGGACACCGAATATGCAAACGCACCTGGTTTGGTATACGGTCTTAGGTTACGACCTATTAAACTATTACGTATTGCTGATGTTGCGGCGAAAGTTAGTTTGGATGGCATATATTCTACACCAATAAATACTTATCCTCGTTTTTTTTCTTTATACCTCGGCCGAATTTTGGACATTGCTGTATTGTGATCCTTGCATTCTTTCAGTTATTAGTGCAACAACCCTTCGTTGGAATTCGGCACTACTTACAATTTGGTTGGTCAGATCTACTTTTGTTCCGTCTTCTGTAACTACTTTGAGATCGATGTTTCCTCTTATGGGTGAAAAAACCACATTTTGATTTTGTTGTTCAACAGATATTTGATTCGTATTTGGTGGTTCAATTTCATTCAACTTCGGTCGTTGTAGTGTACTCTGTATCGATGATTTTAGTTGGTTTGTTTGAAAAGCTACAAGTGTACTCAATTGGTTGTTAATTTGCGGAATATTCACCCCAGTCAACTGTGTAGTGTTATTTTGATTGAATGTTCCTGAATTGCTAGTGGTTTGAGCTTTTGGGTTGTTCAAATTTTCCATCATTTTGTTCAACATCGTTCCAAAACTGAAAAGACTTGTACTTGCTTGTGATGTACTACTTGATAAATTGGCTAAATTTGAATTCACATTTTGTGTATTCACGGAATTCAAATTAGTTTCAGCTTTTTCAATACTACTTTTGATTGGTTCAAAAATTCCATCTTCAATTTCGGTTATAAATTTGTTTGTTATATCAACTAGAAATCCAGCACCAGAACCAAATAAATTATCATTACTCATTCTTTTTTTAACTTCACCAATAAAATCAAAACTCTGTATTTGTGTCCCCAAATTTTTTAAACCATTGCTATAGTTCGTTGACACTTCCTCAATTTTTTTAAATGCAGACTCAAAATTGAAAGTGCCGTTTTGAATTTCACTGTAGAATTGATTCAAAATTTTTGGTAAGTTTTGGTAATTTTCATCTACTTTTTCGATAACAGGTTTAAGTCTTGTTCCAGCCCTTAATGTAGCCGTGTTTCCAGCTTCAATTGTTGCTCTTATGAGTTGTTGTAAATCCCCGGCTGGTTTAGAACCAGGTACAATACCACCCAATAAAGTAACCATAGATTCTATCCCAGCTCTTATCAGCTCGTCCTCTGTTAATTGTGCTTGAGCAATTTCTTCTAAAGTTTCTGGTCGTCCTCTAAGGTATTCTATATCTTTTGAACTCAATTGTGAAACTAGTTTTTCTGTACCTTGTAATTTTACTGTGTAAGCTCCCGACTTTTTGTTGAACTCAGCTAAGTTAGATATAAGTAACTTGTCTTCTTCTGTTACATTCATAATTTTGAATTCTGAACCTAACGCATTCAGTTTACCCATAGCCAAGGCATTTTTTTGTAAGGACTCAACACTTTGACCTGTGATTTGTGCTATATCTCTCAAATCTCTTTTGGCATTTGAAAATAGTTTCACTTCCCCGGTTTGTTTATCGAGATACGTGAACTGGGCGGTCATTTTAGTTAAACCATCGTATAATCCTTCAACATCTTCTTGCGCCAAATAGAGTAATCTAAACGGGTCTGCTAAGTCTCCTACCGCAACACCCATTCTTTGAAAACCTGCGACCGCTTCTATTGCTCCTTCAGGTGAAAAAACTTTATCAGCAAAGTTGAAGATTTCGAACATATCAGTTCTGAGTGACACTGCTTTTGCTGCCATTCTAGATAGACCTTCAACCCCATCCTTGAAGCCAAACTTGTTTAAATTTCCTAAATTTTGTTGTACTTGAGTGAATACCGCATTCGTATTTGCACCAACCACCCTTGCGACGTTTGCGGTTTGTTGCATCCTATCTCTTATTACGGTTGATTGTATTCCAGCATTTTCGAAATCCAAGACAACATTACCCATTTCAGTAGATGCGATTCCCAAGGCTTTACCAGCGGTAAACAAATTGGTTGCTAATTCCGATGTTAAAATTTTGTTAGTTCCAAATGCATCTGATACTTTTTGTTGTATATTGAACGCATCTTGGAATGTACCTCCCAGAGCTGTAATAACAGGTATTGAACTAATAAATTCTTTTCTCAAACCAACTACCGCTGCTTGTGTCCTTCCGAATGTTTGTGCTAGTTCTGTATTCCTCAAACTCATTTCTACCATAAGTTGTCCAGTAGTATCTCGGAGTTGTTTCGGTAAATCTTCAAATCCTTTCTTGATTTGATCTTTAACCTGTTGGAAATAAGTGGTGAAATCTAGTTCTTTGTCCATCTGTTCTGACTATTACATAATTCCAATAAATATTAGAGTAGTACTTTTACGTAGATGATATTTTATCTAGTAATCTTTTCCTCCAAAAAATTGGCATATTCAAATAATCAGAATAAGATACATTACATCTTTGGTTCAGAATAAAAAATTCGTCTACTTGGTAAGCTCTATAATCAGAAGAAAACACGAAAAAATTCAGCCCCAAAGGTGATTTCTACATCGACCTTACTTCCTGACGGGGCTGTAATTGTTCTTTTTAGATCAATTTTTGGTTCATTTTCATCTAAAAAATTTCTAATGAATTTTGAATCCATAATTGGTAATGTATCAATAAACTTGGCTATTGTTTGATTTTGTTTGTCACCATTAATCGATACGATCTGTTTTTGTAATCTCCAAGTAACTTTTGGTGCAACACGTCCTTGGGGGTATGATTCCGCTTGACGGTTAATTTCTGTTATTTCTTTGAACAGTAGTGGTCTGATTGTTACTGATGTTTGTGACTTGGGAAGTGTTACTGTCCAAGTTCCGTTTTCGTCTGGTTCAATGTTTGGTTTTCGGAACTCTAACTCATCCAAACTTAAAACAGCTTTGAAAGGTTTCCCAGTTTGCGGATCTTCACTTTGTATACTATATTCATGACCAAAAGATGTGTTTCTCAGAAAGATAAGAATAGCTTCAAGATCACCATTGATCATATCATCTGGTCTAAGATCTGGTTCATATATCTTGGATCTCAACAGATTTATAATCAAATCATCTGAATTTGTTGCCATTAGTAAATTCTCATCGTTGGCTGTGAGATATCCGACTTTAACTGATTTTTTTCTGCTTGGGTAAAATCTACCACCACTAGGTAATTTTACAACATCGTGTGGAAGAGAAAAGTTCTCTTGCCCGTATTTAATTAAATTTTCGTCCATAAGTTAGTAAATACTATAATTAATAGTTAGTTAATTTTAATTGTCAATAAAAAAATCCCGTATATTTTGTATACGGGATTGGATTTTAAGGATTTTATTGAAAAAAATTTTAGTACACTAGTATACAACGGTCTGGTTGAATTGTGACTGTTAGTGTTGCAAGACCATCCTGACCATATTGTGCCTGATTCCAAGCTGATTTTGTTATGAAACATGAATCTAAAATCCATTTTTCTACAACCACACCTGTTGGGTCAAGCATTTCTAAATCGAGATTCTTTTTGTATCCAGCGGCATAACCCATACGACCAGTTACTGATTCAGCATGTAGGCGAACCCACTCCATAAGAGCTTGTGTGGCTGAAGGACCAATAGGATCTCTGAATGTAATATTCATTGCATTCCACTTGAATCGTCCAGCAACGAACGTTGAAGTGTTTAAGAAAGGAATTTCCGTTGATCCAATATCGATAGAAGGTCTATCTGTTGATTCAACAAACCATTCGTTAATACCTAACGTTGAATCAAATCTAAGTATAAATCGGTTAACCCTTTTCGGTTCATACGGAACGGGCATTTTCATTAGTAAATCAGCCATAACTTTTTTGTTTTTTGTTTATAAATATTAGGTTATAAATTTTTTTCTATTTACTTTTTTTTTTAATCCGATAATTTGTATATGAATTTGTAGTAGTTCTTGAAAAAAGGTTATATGTTCTTTGAGAAGTTCTTAATTAATTACTTATTTAAATTTTTTTCTATTTACTTTTTTTTTTAATCTGATAATTTGTAGTAGTTCTTGAAAAAAGGTTATATGTTCTTTGAGAAGTTCTTTTTAACTTTCTTGTGTAACTTTTCTGATTATTTGCATTAATATTTGATTTTAGTTCCTGATGAAGTATCATAAGTCTTTAAAAGAGGTTCTTTAATAAATTCTTGTTTAATTTTTTCTAAATTCTTTTTATCATCATCTGAAAACCCAATAGTAGGTAAAAACCTATTACTTATTTCATCTTTCAAATAAAGTTTCTTTTTCAACCTCTTTGCGTGTCCTTTGACATAATTAATGAACTCTCTAAGAGCTTTTACTTTGAGTTCTTCAGGACTAGATGCACTTCCTTCATCTCCAAATGAAACAGGATAATACTTGTTCATATCTAGATAATAGTTGATAAGATCTTTACTATTCACTGGTCCTTCTTTGGTAATCTTTCTGTACTTTTTGAGGTTCTTAACAAGTAAATCTTTGTTTATACCCATATGATTTTGGACGATCATATTATAAATAGCTTCTCTAATTGTTCTTGGGTTATGTCCTCTAGCTGTTATAATTGAAAAAATAGAACCATTGTTGATAGCTTCAATGAAGTCAGACCACGCTGGTCCTGGTTTAGCAACCATAGCATCCAACAAGAATTTCCTATCACCAGAAGTTCTGAAATTACGAAAAGGATCATCCGCATACCCAACAATTTTTCTACCTTCGTAGTCAAAATCTTCTGCACCTATTTTAGAACGAAACTTTGCAAAATCCTCTGTTGACATACCAACTTCATCACCCCCCTCATCAACAAGCATAATTTTAGTGGGCATTTGAAGAATATTATCATCCCAATCAAAAGCATAATACTTCAAATCGGGGGTTCCGAATGTATCGAAACCCTCCGAGATGATAGTACGTTCGATTGGTGTTACAGACATCTAAGATTAAATATTTTCAAAAGAAGCACCAGTCGGTGTTATCAAGAACTCTATGTCGATAAATTCTAACGCTTTAGTTGGTTTCAGATAAATCTTACCAGTCAAAGTATTACGATCTAAATCCTCAGGAGAACTGCTCACAGTCACTCTGAAATCATAGAGTCCTCTGTCCCTTCTGATGGCATCCAGGATAGGATTGACACTGTCTAGGAAGTCCTGACGTACCTTAGCGTCGTTCTGTTCAAACAACAACCTTACAGCTACTGCAGAGATAAGTTTTCTAGCTTGTAGTAGTAATCTTCTGACATTAATCCTATTCAAGGCTGTATCAGCAATCTGAAGAGTTTTGTTACCCCAAATTACAGTTCCAACATCAGAGAATGTTGCAATTGGATTGATACGCCCCTGATACAACGTATCTCTATCCTCTTGTGTAAGTTTCTTACGAGCTTTGATAGCGTTGACCAAACCACGAGTGTAACCTGCGGTAGCAAACCAAGGGAAAGAAATATTGTCTGTTAGGGCTAAGTTTCTACAAACCTCATTTGTTGGTGGGATGTAGATCTGTGTGTTATTCACAGTGTCTCTCACCAAAATCCAAGGATAATAGGTGGCCGTATAATTAGAATCAAGTCCAACCTCATCTAAATTATCAACAGCTTCAGTTGGGTAAATTAAGTTGTCAGTATTAGTTGGTAAAAAGACGTTACAGTCTGGAGTAGTTACGATATAGATAGAATCAGCTCTTTGATAAGTAACCATCGAAATCGCATCTTCAACAAGATTCGAATTATTTACATAGTCAATACCTGGTGTTGCGAACACGTTTATATTTGTAGATTCGGGATTATTGAAAGTACTGATACCCAACAAATAGGCGTAATAATCGGTATTTGTGTAATCTGTAAAATTAGAGATACTAATAGGTTTGAAAGCACCCCAACCAGTTGCATTTGGATATCTAGTTGACGCACAAGCACCTCTTTGATAACCTGAACCACCCAAAATAAATTGATCACCATTTGTTCTGTATTCACGGTAGATATCCCAACCATCATAACCCTTTTGTACTAAGAAAGTAAACTTACGAGCCTGGATTTGATAATAAGGGTTTGAGGGAGAATCTGGATCAGATTGGAAAGAAGCGTTACCACACTGGAACATAGGAGTCCCGGCGGTAGGACCGAAAACAATTTGTACAACGGTTGCACCTGAATCCATATGGAAACCTTGGGTTTGATAGTCATAAGGTAATGCAAATTCACTAGTACAAATGTCTAGAGGAGCTTTTGCACCTTTGTATTGGAAGAAATCAACATCGTAACCAATTTGACTAGAAATACCTAAGAATGTTGTACGAACTCTATCACCTTGACTTTGTATTGCATTAGACATACCACGGGAAGATGATGGACCAGTCATTGTACCAAATGGAGGATTGTAAATTACTTCACCTGGAAAATTGTAAGATAATTTATAAATAGGAAACGCAGGTTGAAATTGAGGTACATTTCTAGCTTCGTAACCCTCAAAACCACAAGGCAAAGAAGTGATTGGGGCATCATTATTCAACTCTAACATAATATATTTAGAATTCAAAGCATACTCACCATCCGATGTACCAATTTTGACACCCACATAACTATTTGAGGAAGGATCCATTGAACAATTAGTAAACTTCTCCAAGTATACTGGATTAGTGTCGGTGTCGTAAAAATCTCTCACCCCTAAATCAAAGGACAGATTATTGAATGAAATATTTTGAATTGAAATCTTAACTTGAACATTTGATGAATTACCATCTGAAATTGTGAAAACTTTGAATAGTCTATCAACGTTACTACCACGTAACTGAGAAACAACCCAAGGAGATTCACCTGATCTATATCTTTCCAAGAAATTTGCCATAGAAAGATTAGATATTGTGTTTTGACTTGTTGAAGCTGGGTAAGGTGTACTATACCTCAGACCAGGAGAAGATACTACTTGTGATTTAATACCCCTAATATAACCCTTATTATAACCATAGGTTAAAAAAGTTGGATAAATTTCCTCAACAAAAAGAG